AAGCTTCGGGTCTCCTGCAAATACAGCAAGCTGCCCGCCTATAACTTCTATCGTGAGAGGATTCAAAAAATCATATCTCCAAGGTATCTCTCTCTTTGTTATTTTAGGAATTACGATTTCTATGTCAGGAACTGAGCCTTTCGTTAGCTCCTTTTCCAACTTTTTTGATAACTTAGCATTCTGACGCTTAACTATAACATTTCCACATCTATACAGATTGTTTAGAAATCTTTCTGAACGTTCTTTCCCAGAAACTTTTTCAAACCACTTCTGAAAAAATCTTTCAATCCTCTTATTGGGGTGAACTATGGTAATTCCTTGAGTAGCAAAATCCCCCATTAAATCGATAACATTTCTAATAATGCCAACTCTATCATAAGCATCCATACAACTGGCTATAATCTTCTTTTGTTGTCTAGGAATGGCATCTCTGGGTCTGAATCTATTATAAGCGTCTCTATGATAGCCTGTTCTAACAGAAATATTAGTTTCGACATCTAGAAAAGATCGGTGTGACGCATTAGCGCTGCTAATGCCGTCGTAAGCCTCTACTGCGCCAGCAGCCGCAGCTAAAGCGGCAACTTTTTCTGCATCATTGTCCCATGTCACAAATGCTGCTTCTGGAACATGATCTTTAATGGGGCTGTCTTCGTTCTTTGATTTGGCCATCTATACACCTGTAATAGAACTGTAATTACATTGAATAGGAATTGTCTAAAATATTATACACCAATTTGCTAGTAAACATCCTTCATGCCCTCAGTAAACCACATCGGGCCAATATAATCGGGACCGTTTTGGTTTTTTGACTTTTCTGCAAAACCACCGGTCGAATGATACTCCATTGGCGCAGGCGTTCTTTGCATTGTTCTGGCAGACATGTTACACATTAGCAGAGCGCTGTATCTATCTTTTCTCACCCGGTTTTTTCTACCGCCGGGAAGTTTGACCTCTGGAGTATCCCACTTGTCTCTACCGGCGGCAGTTTGACTCATAATGATCATAGACAACTCGTCTTTAAGTTCTTCTAAATCCATCACACAATCTTCTAAGGTGTCATACTTTCTTTTGATTAACTTGTCCTCGGAGGCTGCCAACCCAAGAGAAATAGCGTCAAAAAACGGAAATAATAAAACCTTATCCTCAAAATCTTTTCTCATGCCGTGGTTGGCGGCGGCTAGCCAGTCAGCTTTAGCAAACTGACACATCTCTAAAATATGCAGCCCCGGATTGCCATCGGTATCTTTTTCTTTGTTTTCATCAATAATTTCCCAGATCGGAAGCTCCCCGTCTTGTATCTTATCGGGGTCGTGAAAAGCTTCCATAATTGCTATTCCTCCACCCTGAGCATCCATTGATATTCTCTCACAAGGAAAGGTCTTCATGAGATCACGAATCTTGCGGGCACAATATGAATAAAAGTCCATCTCGCTCACAACACCCATCTTAACTTTTTCTTTGTGTTCTGACCTATTGGTCGTCCAGCAATGCACAATTCGTCTGTGGTCTTCGTGCAGTTCGAGGAGGACAATGCTAAAATTGTCAACTTCCGACGCTGGATCTACCCCATATACATATCTACAATTTGGGTTGCCTTTAAGAGCAGACTCAAAAGAAATCTCGCCGCTAGGTAATGATATGTTGTTTTGATAAGAAGCAACACAAGACTCTATAAGAGATCTCTTAAAAAAACCATGGCTGTCTGTGCTAAAGCACGCCCCAAATTCCATCTCATAAATACCCGCATGAACAGTAGCCTTAGATCTTGCTACCTGAGCCTCGTCCATGAACCCTTCTGGGACAAGTTCAAACGGGATTCTGATTATGCTGTATTGTCGCCAGTCAAACCCTCTAGGTATTTCTTCTGTTCCAAATATGTCCTGAAGACGCCTTTTCCTACCCCTGCTCTGTATGATCTGCTTCCACTTTTTCCAATACTCTGAGAAGTGGTTAAAATCATAATAAGCAGTACCAGATAAAATGATCTGATTAGAAGCTCGAACAGAATCTTCGAACTCGTCTTCAACAATATCGCCAAGCTCCGCTGCTCTTTTTTTTGAGGCTATTCTCCTTACATTTTCTATGGGAGAAGCGCTTACCGCAGCAAAGCCAGCTACGACGTTTTCGAAAATCTCTCTGGGGATTGACGCAAATTCGTCAGCAATAATATCGTTAGCTCGCTGACCTCTAATCTTCGACCCGTCCCCCAGAGGTAAGCACACTATAGTGCTCTCGCCCATGGTCATTTGACATCTATCTACATCCCGTCTTGGGGAACAAGCTACCATATCTCTTAACAGGGGGGCGTTTTGATAGATGTTTTCCATATATTCAAAAAGAATTTTAGATTGTCGAAAAGCTGCGCCAACAATAACAATTTTACGTGGCGGTAGAAGAATAGCCCTTAACATGGCATATAAAGAAAGGATAAAACTTTTTCCAAATCCACGAGAGGCTATAAGCATTGGAAACTTCCGAGTCCACATCTCTTTGATCATTAAAGCTTGAACAGGAAGTAAATCAATGTTAAATATCTCCTTTACAATAAAAGGAAAATATTCTGGATTAGACATTATCCAAGCTAGACGGGTTTCAAAATCGTCTGGATCACCAGACGAGAAGAAAGACATGGGGTTAAAAAGATTGCTTTCATCTACCTCTATGTTCAGCCAAGCATCGTCTACTGCGACTTGATTATCCATTTTCTTTTACGACTTGTTGAAATATTTCTATGACCTTTGCTTCCGCTTCCGTTTTGTCTTCGCAAAATATAATTTTAACGTCGTATTCTGCTTCATATTCGTAAAGCCTTTTTCTCATATACTTCCCATTCATCCTAATGTATCTTTTTATACGCTTGGGAATTTTAGTGTTATGAGGGAACTTTCGCAGGTTGTCTTCGCTAAATTCACACACAATATACTTGTATTTAAACTCACGCATTCTTTCCAATTCATTTTCAAACCTTTCTCGGTACTTGCCAAGATTGGTTGCAAGTTCAGACGCGCTTTTCTTTCGCTCTATACAAACAACTTGCTCGTAACCCTCGACTGTGTAGTCGCCGGTTTTAAGCGTTGCTACTGCTACATCACAATCATAAAAACTAAAATCAAATGGGCTTTGTTCTCTAGTGTCTTGAATTATCACCATATATTCTATCTACTATGCTAGTAAATAATCGTTCATAGTACGTTTCATTGGTTGTAACTGTCTTATGACAAAAAAAGCACAAAGTAATGCCATTAGACTCTTCATGTCGAAGGGATGGATAGTCAGACCACCTCTTAATGTGATGGGCCTGAGTGTTTTTCCCGCGATTGTTACACCCCGGCATTTGACAAGAATAATTATCCCTGACTTTAACTCTATTTTTCCACTCTTTGTAAAGGGGGTCTTTAAAATCTCTGTAAGACATGTTACACTTTAATGATCTTTATGATCTTCATTTTTTCTTTAACAATCGCAGCGGCTTCTTTATATCTCGTAGTATCACGCTGCTTAGCGATCATGTGATAAACTTTATCACCTGCTTCTGAGCATGCGTCATCTGGGTCTTCGGAATTTGTAGTAACCCAAAAGACGCTCTTGGTTTCACTGAGGCCCAGATTTTTCAACTCCTTCAGAGCCATGCTTATGTCCACTTTGACCTTGTATTTCTTTTTGGGCATCGAGTTTTTCCCGATCTTTTTGTTCAGCGCACTCCGGGCAAAGCCACACGGGATGCTTGTGAGGTTTGGTGTAATGCAGAATCCTAACCTCCGTATCCATAATCGTATACAACTTAGAACTGTCACTTTTCATCAAAATGTAAATATCATCTACATGGTCACTAAATTCTTCTGCCGTTTTGTCTAGCTTATCCTCTAACGACTTCACTGTTTCTGCAAGCCTAACTTGTTCTAGAGATTTAACCTCTTGACGAAGCAGATATGTCTGGTGGCCGCAGATAGCGAGAATCAAACCCAGTGCCATAAAACATATTACATTAATCTTGGTCATCCTATTGTCTCCTGTTCCTTGGTCTGCTGAATGTCGTACTGTACCATTCTAGAAACTAACTGGTCGAAATCCACCTTCGGCCTCCAGCCCAGTATTACCTTTGCTTTGGAATAGTTACCCTTTAAGTATGGAACTTCGGAAGGTCTCATAAATTTTGGATCCTGAACTATAAAATCCATGTAATCTTTGATGCCAATAATATCAAAGGATGCTTCTAAAAAGTCCCTAACAGAGTGTGTTTTTCCGGTGGCGATTACATAATCATCTGGAGTATCTTCTTGTAGGATTAACCACATAGCGTACACATAGTCCTCGGCGTGTCCCCAATCTCTTTTGGCGTCCAAGTTTCCTAAGTGTAGTTTAGGAGCGAGTTCTCTGTCTCCTCCCTGCGCAAAATAATGATGAAGCTTGGCAATATATTTTGTGATCTTCTTGGTTACGAATCTACCGCCCCTTCTCTCGCTCTCGTGATTGAATAAAATGCCACAACTGGCATGTAATCCATAAGCCTGTCTATATAGTCTAGTGGCGTGATGAGCAGCAAGCTTGGCTATGGCATAAGGGGATTTAGGTCTAAACAAAGTCTCTTCGTCTTGAAATTTATCGTCCCCTCTTTGTGTTAACGCATCTCCAAACATTTCACTGGAAGACGCTTGATAAAACCTTGTATACGGACTGTGTTCCCTGAGAACTTCGAGAATGTTTAGGCATCCTTTTCCAGTGACATCAAATGACAACAGGGGTTGATCAAATCC